CTTCAACCTTGGATTTTATAATTGAATTAAGTTCCCCAGATACTGTTGCGTAATCCTGGCCGCTTAATGGCTGTATAATTTTTTTAGTCATCATTCCACGCCAGGTATCTCCTTTTGCGCGGATTACATTGGTACTTGTATCGGTGCTGATTTCTCGGACAATTCCGCCGTACTCAGTATCCGGTGAAAATACTCTAGTTCCATATCCAATAGACCCATCCCAATTCCAACGCTTAAGCTCAATCTCAAAATCATTAATACTGTCGGCTTCATCAGCTCCGACTTCGAAATCTATATTTGCCCCCTGGACATAGCCTATCTGCCTTCCGTATTGATCTGTTTTGATGAGATCCATTCCGGTACACTCCTTTCTTTGTACACCACAATGTCGAAGCCAAACTCTCCACTCCAATTTATCAAGATGTCTCCTGGCGGAATTTCCGTGAATATAGAATTGCCGGTTGCTTTCTTATAAAAAATGTTCTGTTCCGTACCATTAGCAAGTCTTTTTATAATTGTTTTCTTACGTGAATCAATAACAATGTATTCGTGTGCTTCAAGCGTGTCATACACTTGATAGACCTGTCCGGCAATTATGATTCTTGGATTCGCACACGGGCCATAGATAGTCATCTGAAAATTACTACTTCTGTAATGATCTACATACCAATGCTCTGTTCCGGATAATGGTTTTGAATAGTCATATTGATAATCATATGGGTAATCTAAGAAGTTATAAATTCCCCCCTTGTCTGCGCTATCCGGATAGAAGCTCTTAGATTCTTCCTCTGCCCACATAGGATATGGACAGTAGATACCAAGTTCCATGTCTGTCCAGCAGTTCCGGGTAGATGACACTTTGCTGGACATATCCTTAATATAGCAATCAATATAATAGTTTCCAAACCATATACGCCCTGGAGTAAGATTTACAACGTCATACTCAAAGCAGTTTGTCAACTCATCCATCTTGGCTTTGCGTTCTTCCAGTGGTCCACGGAATGTTAATGTGATTTTATATGTTTTTGGTTCTTTTTCAAACCCGTATACGTCTGCTCCAATTTCCTGATCTGTAGTCATTGGTTTCCATTCATAATCATGGAAGTAACCGGACGTTGGTCTCATCCGGTCACCCACAAGATTGTATTCTTTTCCATTAGAACATACATATTTGATTTCTATCATTCGAATACAACCCCCATATCTCTTAATGCTCGAATCAGTTCTCGTTCGCTTACATCTCCACTTGGTTTTCCATCTATAATCGCAATAATTGCTCTTAATAATGCAATTAAAGTATCAAGTCGACTTGCCGTCTCATTTCCTAATGTTCTGGAGCTGTTTGCTGTTCCCTGTAAATCATAATTCAGATTTGTATTTGTAAATGG